GGCGAATACAGGGCCCTTAACGCTGAATCCTATGAGGCTTGCAAGGTGGCGCATGATGCCCAATGTTCGTTCGATAAAGAATTAGAAGTCTCTGTGTAAAACATTTCTTAGGGAGGCACACATCAAATGAAAAGCAGAATAATTATTTTTCTTTTATTGTTAAATTTAGTTACTACTTTGGTTGTGGGATACACTGTGTATACAAATATCCCCAAGAAGGATACCGCAGCAGTAGCAGAAAACGAAAAGTTTAAGAAAAACATGTACAGCGCGATGTCAATGTTGATGTCTGGGCAGTCCCGGCTCGCCATAAATCAAAACGATTTAAATGTGGGTATTTTAAGAGTTCATCATTTCGTGGCACCGCATGTTGATAAGTTTTACGATGCTTGCCCGGAATGCCAGAAAGAAAAGCAAAGGATTCTCGAAGAAGAAAAGGACAATATCACCTTCACTATGGGGGTAGACTAATGGACTTTTTAAATGTTACTAAATTTTTAGTTATCCTTGTCTTTTGCACCATCTTCATATGGGATGTTGCGGTTATGTTTTTTGCTAAAGATTTAAATGCCACAATTAGTTATGCAATATATGCAATATCCTGTGAACACCCTATAATATCTTTTGCAATTGGTGTTCTGTGCGGTCATGTTTTTTGGCCTCTTAAATCGTGAGACATGTATGATTAAAGTCGGAGTGGTTGGGTATGGAACAATAGGAAAGCGTGTAGCCGACGCTGTATTGCTACAAGACGATATGGAGCTAATAGGTGTTACTGCAAATACCTATAATTATAAGATAGAAGCCGCTGAAAGAAAAGACATTCCTATATTTCCGATAAAAAAGCTGCATCACCTTCTCGATAAAATTGATGTAGTCGTGGATTGCACTCCCAAAGGAATCGGGGCGAGTAACAAAAGAACATATGAAGACATGGATATAAAGGCCGTCTTTCAAGGAGGAGAAAAGCCAGAGGTGGCCCCTAGTTTTGTTGCCCAATGCAACTATGCTGACGTTGCCTGTTCTAAATTCCTCCGTGTGGTTAGCTGTAATACAACGGGACTATGCAGAACACTGAAAGCTTTAGATGATAATTATTTAATAGACAAAGTACACGCCACAATGATCAGAAGGGCCGCTGACCCTTGGGACATATATCATGGACCCATTAATGCCCTTGTGCCGCACTTGGTGGTTCCGTCTCATCATGGTCCAGACGTAAGAACGGTAATGCCCAGCTTGGAGATATTTACTACCTCTATATCTGTTCCCACCACATTAATGCATATGCACAGCATTACTGTTGATCTCCAAACCACACCTACTATTGACGAGATTGTAAGTCTATTCAAGAACACAACAAGAGTTCGCGTTGTACATAATGTTGACGGCATAAGATCGACAGCCGAGATTATGGAATACGCCAAAGACCTTGGCCGGAGCAGGGGTGACATGCCAGAAGTGTGCGTTTGGAGCGACACCATTGGAGTATGGGGCAACAAACTGATGTATATACAAGCCATTCATCAGGAAAGTGATGTTGTTCCAGAAAATATTGATGCGATAAGGGCCGTATCCGGCCTAGGGCCAGCTCACGAAAGTATAAATAAAACTAACCAAAGCATGGGCATTAATTAAAATAAATGGCACAAAAAAAAAGAACTAGCGGATACCAATCGGTTCCGAGAAGGAAAAAGCTTAAGGCAAAGACAGAAAATCAGGCTAGCTATATCTCTGCCATCGATGCCTCCGATGTAACCTTTTGCTCAGGACCAGCAGGGTCGGGAAAAACAAGTGTTTCTGTTGGGTTAGCTTGCGAATATCTTTTGCAAGAAAAAATTAAAAAGATTATTATAACAAGGCCCGTTGTTGAATCGGGCAGGGGGCTTGGATACCTGCCCGGAACATTAGTTGAAAAGATCAATCCTTATCTGATCCCAATAATAGAAGAAATGAACATCTATTTAAGCGCCCCGAACGTAGAGCATTACAGGAAGGAGGGAATAATCGAAATTTGCCCCCTTGAATATATGAGGGGAAGAAATTTTCATGGGTGTTTCATTATTTTGGATGAGGCGCAAAACGCAACCTTTGAACAAATAAAAATGTTCATCACTCGATTGGGAAGAGGATCAAAAGCGGTTATCAATGGAGATCTTAGACAGTCAGATCTGGGTCACGATAAGGGGGGGCTATTGACTTGCATGAATAAACTGAGGGAAACAGAAGGGGTATCTGTGTGCGAACTAACATATTGTGACATCGTAAGAAGCGATGTTGTTGCAAGAATTTTGGAAAAATTGAACGAAGATATCGATTCCGATGGTAAAATAATGTAACAGGCTACGCTTTATGGATAACAACAATGCCGGAATATTCCTATAGGTGCGAAGGCTGCGCACACAAATGGTCAATTGTATGCAGCAGGAGCAAATATACAGAGAAACAAAGCTGTCCTTCTTGTCGAAAAAGAAAAACAGTTTTCAGAGACTTTACAGAAGATCAAGTGCATACGTCTGTGACCCTTTCTCTCTCAGAAATTAAGACATTGGGTCACTATGCAGACAAACAAACAAAAAAATACGGGAAATGGAAATGCGAGGACATGGTTCGTGATTTTAAGACAAAGAAAATAGAGAGTAACCGGGAGCTTCCCGATGGCATGAGCAGAATGGAAAAGCCTACTGATGCCCCCCTCTGGCCCGGAACACCGGCAAAGAAAAAAAGGAGAAAAAAGAATCGATGAACATGTTTAGAATACATAAAGAAAGAGACGTTCAGAAGCCAGCGGAAGAAGAGCTGCAAGGGCAGCAGACCTTTTTCTACACAGTCTTTGGAAAGCACGACTGGTTAGATGAGGGGGGTTTTCCTCGACTGGATGCCGAAGGTACAGACACGTATGCTAAGTCGATAACCGGTAATGAGAAAACCAAATTTTTTGTAAAGCGAGGGAGGCATGGTAGGATTTACAACCCCATAGGCCTATATAGCGAAGGAACCGCGAATAAACAGCTAAGGCATGCCGGGAAACCAGAGTGGGAGTTCAGGGAAGCAACAGAAAAAACTTTTAATTTTTATATTCAATTCCTAAAAACCAAAAACAGTGCTTGGTTAAGTAACGCAGAAAGGACATAGTACGATGGGTAAACTATCTAAGGCAAAAGCGATGACTGACGCAGAAAAGTATTGCATCCAAGGGATGCATTGGAACAACATGAGTGCTGAAGAGATTTCCAAGACGCTCGGAAGAGACCTTGCGGAAGTGGAAAAACATACGGAAAAATTGGACCGCGAAGACGCCTCCTTAATTATAAACGAGACCGAAGGGGGCAAAAGGGGGGTGGCGATTATGACACCGGCAGGATCTCAAAGGGTGGACGAAGCAAGAGAAACTCCGCCACCCCCACGCAACAATGCCAATACCATTCACTCTATCCATGACTAAGAAAAGAACAGACAAAAGTCAGTACCCCTCTCGTTACTCGCCGGGGGGATGGGTGTCTGCGCCCCAATACATCACAGAACTCATTTGTGAAAAGAAGGCTCAGAAGGAACAAAAGGAACTTCCGATAAAGTTTTGGGAGATTAAAGAATGGCGTAATTATTATAGATATCAAATTACGCTTGCCAACAAACTCCTTAAGGAATTTTCAGCGGATTCCATCATAGCTGCACTAAAAGACAAGAGATGCTGGAAAACATATTCCCTTCGCGCTCCCATGTTGCATGGTATAATTAAAGAGAAGAGCGGTGAGATAGTAAGTCGAGAGTCCGAGACAAGCTATGATGTGCCTGACAAAGAGGATATCAAGCACAGAAGCGCCAATAACCAGAAGTCTATCCTGTCAAGGCTAAGAGAGCTAGATGAATAAGGACATTATTAAAGAGTATGGAAATGTTCTTCATGATCCTTCAATAATAACAGACCGACCCCTCAAAGTTATTTCAGTAAGCCCAAAGATCGACATTGCGCTGGGTGGGGGTGTTCCTGAGGGCTCTTTGTTTATCATGACGGGCCCGGAAAAGGTGGGAAAGACGGTAACTGCGTTGGCATTTTGTGCTAATGCTCAGAAGCATGAAAGAGTTGTCTATTATGCCAATATAGAAGGAAGGTTGCGAAAGCGTGATCTGGAAGGAATTTCCGGACTTGACCTTGACGCAGAAAAAATGCAAATTATTTCCTCAACAGAAGGAAATATCCTTTCGGCAGAAAAATATCTGAGCATTATAGATAATATAGTGCATACAAAGCCGGGTTCCATAGCCGTTGTTGATTCCTTTTCTGCCCTGTCAAGCGAATCAGAATTAACCGGGAACCTCGAAGACGTTCAGGTTATGAGTGTACAAAAAATACTCGCAAAGTTCTGTAGGCGTATATCCAATGCGCTACCCATCAATAGGGTAACAGTAGTAGGGGTTACTCATCTAATGGCAAATATTCAAAAGTTTGGGAGGGGCAAGTCTAAAATTGAAAAGTCAGGAAGTGCCTTAAAGTACCAAGTGGACGTTAAATTGCATGCGACACACGCACAGCCTATTATGCAAGGAGAGACGCAGATAGGACAAACAGTAAACTGGCAGGTGATAACCTCGGCCATCGGCCCTCCGGGGCAGAAGGTTGCAAGCCATATTAAATATGGGCGAGGAATTTGGAAAGAAATGGAATTAGCTGACCTGATGGTTGACTTCGGCCTTGTTGTCAAATCAGGATCATGGCTTAAGCTTCCTAACGATGAAAAAATTCAAGGTAAAGCAAACCTTGCCATTTATCTAGAAGAGAACCCAGAAGAATACAAAAACTTTGAGCAAGAAATATTTACAATGGTTGGAATTGAAAAGTGAAGATCAGAGACTTGAACAATGAAATCCATAACTGGAAGCTACAGGGGTATGTGACAAAAGCAAACGATAGAAGGCCCCGCTCCAAGCTACATCTGGCAGCAAAAGACCTACTCATTGGGCTTTTTCCCACAGTTCAGATTTTAGAAGAGGTGACCGTACCAATTACAAGAAACGAGAAACTCTTTTTTGATTTTTATATTAACACCCTCAAATTAGTAGTAGAAGTTCACGGAGAGCAACACTATAAATTTAATCCCTTATTTCACACATCCGCACAG